GCAATCATTAACTCGGTCGCCATTGATTCCTCTTGAATTTCTTCGTCGTCGCCATCGGTAATCTTGTCGACAACCTTTCGCTTAGCGTCAATCAGAAGAGCGATGTCTTCGTCAATGGTGTCCGAGGTGAGCATGAGCCAACCAGTAACGCTGTCTTGCTGACCAATACGGTGGCAACGGTCAACTGCTTGCTCCATGTCGCCTGGTGTCCATCCTTGCTCTAGGAATAGAACATCGCTTGATGCTGTGAGTGTTAGGCCAACACCTGCTGCTTTGATGTTGCATGCGATGACCTTCTGCTCGTCGGCGTTTTGGAATAAGTCAACCGCTTCTTGTCGACGCTCGGCTGTCAGACCGCCCTGAATCTTTATGTTATTACTGAAGTTTGTTGCAATCTCGTCTACGACATCACGGTGCCAACCAAAGACAACAAGTTTCTTGTCTGTCGCTAAGAAGTCGTCAATCCACTCACGGGCAACCTTCATTTTTGCCTTTGCTGCGAGTTGCTTTAAGGTGGACAGTGCGACTAGATGTTCGGCTGCACGGGCTCGTAGCGCCTTCTTCCAAGCCTCTTGACGTGCTTCCTCAGTAGTAGCGCCAGACTCTTGTGCCATCTTCAAAGCCAACTCAGTTAGGTACTTAACAATGTTTGCTTCGGCCTTGCGATATTCCTTCATAATCTCTGGGTCGCCCTCGATGACTACTTCACTCCATCGCTTAGGTGGCAATTCCTTTAGAACATCCGCCTTGCGACGACGGACGTAGCACGATGCCCTGAGTTTTCGGTTAAGTGACGCAAGGGTTCGTGAGCCTGCTGTCCCGTATGTCGAGCGGAATCCTCGTGTCCCGCCAAACTCTTCAATGCGATTTACGACTCGCAACTGAGTTAGTAGTTCTAGTGGCGTATTGACCACTGGTGTTCCCGATAGGCAGACTCGTATTCCACCCTCGACAACTTTGTCACTTAGGCGGATTGCTGCTTTGCTTCGTTGCGCTTGGCCATTCTTGATGTAGTGGCTTTCGTCAAAAACAACGCCCCGAATGGTTGGCAATTTATCAACCCAGTGCGAAAGGATGTCGTAGTTGATTACGTAGATGTCCGCATCGGGTACAAATCCGCTTGTCCCGGAGATTACCTTTACCTTTACGCCACCAATCCATTGCTCTGCTTCACGCTTCCAATTCAGTTTTAGTGACGCTGGAACCACGACTACCGCCGGGAACGACTCGGTAGCCTTCAGTAGTGCTAGTCCCTGGCTGGTTTTACCAAGACCCATCTCGTCACCGATGATTACGCCACCATTGGTGGTGTACTGACGAAACCAATTCTCTCCGTCAAATGAGTAGCCCATTGCACGAAGACCATACGCAACGCCTGCTCGTTGGAATGGGAACAGTTGAAGCCTGTCGTTTCCAAAACCTTTGATGGTGATTTCGGCATCGTGGGCTGCGCTGGCTTCGATTATTTTGCTTAGTTCTTCTGCCTCGCCGAATAGCGCCCTTGCTTCATTGCTTACGTCTGCCTTTGTCTGTTGGACAAACGCCAAAACTTCGTCAACTGATTCAATTGGAACTATCCACGCCTTGCGTGGTGCTGACCATGACGCTCCAGGCATCTGCCTAACCTGCGAGACAAGTTGTGCGTCGTAGTTAAACGACAGGGCGAACATGCGCTCGTGAACGTTGACCTTTACGTTGGAAGATATTTCAACGTCGACCAATCGCTTAACGTCTTCGCTCATGAAGATGTTGTATTCATTGGCGATTTTACGCAGAAGAGAAATCATCCCCTTGGGGAAAATCCATTCTTTGTGTTCGTCATTCCATCGTCGACTTGGGACGCTACGGATGGCGTCAATCAAGGATGGGTTGTAGTCGCAAGTGAGGACAATCTCACTACGTTGCAAGACCATGGTGCCCTGATAAACCGGCTCACTGAACAGTTGCGCTTGTTCCAAAACAGCCTTGGCTCTGTTGGTGACTGGGATGTTGTTTCTCTTAGCCCATTCAAGTGTGGCGCCATGCTTGTTTGTTGGTACAAGGTGTCCACGAAACTGTGGGTTCCACGTTGCACCAATACCTGCACGTGGATATACGGGGTCGCCGTATGGTAAAAAGACCAACACTTTTCCGTTGATAACGTCGACGCAACGGATGCCTGTTTTGCGCCCGACATCTCGTGGTTCAACAATTGCTTCAAAGTCAATACCGGCAGATTCAATCTGGTTGCGGTATTTCTTAATCATCACCCATGCTTGGCGCTGAAGTTCCTCAGTCCAAACCTCTGGTGGCGTGTTGGCTAACTGCTTTCCAAACTTTGCGTCAGTACCGTTAAATCCTTGACCGTCAGTTGAGTGAGCGCCATCGCAATTGAGAGCGACTGCCTGAACTGCTTGAACGAGAAGTGGGTCTGGATTAATAGTTATCGAATGTAGGACAACGGCGCAGTTCTACGACGAACCGTTAGTTAAGTGCGATTCTTTAGGTCGGACTTGGTGCAGAGTTGGGGAAAGAAGGATAGAACACCCAAGCCCGGCACTTTGACTCCTTGTCCTATAAAAACTATACAGGAGTATAGGCTCTAAAGCAAGTAATGCTTTTACTTATCCCGGTTGTGGTGCTTGTAGAGTGCCTGGTCTGTTGTGCCAGCCCACTCAGCAATCTTGCGCCAAGTAACGCCAAGTTCACGAAGTCGAGTTACAGTCTGTCGACGGTCTTTTCCAAGTTCAACAACCTTCTTTTCGCTCTCTCGCATTTGAAGAGATACGTCACGAATGTGTTGAAGAAGCGATGCTACCGCTGGTGATTCGTTGTTTGGCGTCTTGCGCTCTGGAAGTGGGGTGATGGGGTCGGAGTGTGGCATTAACTAATCCTTTCTAGGGGTTTAGCGTAGTGGGGTTTGTTGTTTTTGTCTAATCTCATTGTGGGGTTTATGCCCCTAGTTTGGAAACCCAAGTATATCAATGGGGGTTTGCTATTGGTTCTCTGTCGAATTTCCTATGTATTCGTGAGAATATCCAAGCCTTCGGTCATGCGTCCAGTGGGCTATTTCATTGTCTCTTTTTGAGTCGTTGCTTCTTCTTGCCTTTTTGTTCATGCTGGTCGGTCGCCACAGTGAAGACTTTTCTCGGTACTCACCCAACCTTGCGTGCGGTGTTCTCCCAAAGAATCGGAATCCCTTTTTTGTAAAGTATTCGCCTTCCCAGTCACTCAATCTTACACCCAGACCGAAGCCTTGAAAATCCGGCTTAACAACAATTCGACTAGAGCGATACGCTTTTTTGATTGTGCCAGATGGGAAGTAAAGGACTGCACCAAATCCTGCTGGTCGACCTTCAACCACCGCAAGAAAACATGTCGCCGACTTGTTTAAGTCAGTGGTTAGGTAGTGGTGTTCCATGAAATGCGACCACATGGAGTGTTTGACTTCGTATATTTCCGCCACCAGGGGTTCTCGATGAAGACACTCCTTGGGTGCGAGACAGTACATACCTGCGTCTGTATCAATAATCCAGTCGGGCTCTAGCCACTCAATGATGTCACGGTGACACGAAGCAACGACCAAATTTTTTATGTTGCTCTGGGTTATGTACTTCTTCATTGTTCGTGAGGTCGCCTTAGCAACCGTTCGGTCGACAACGGAGGTGAACTCGTCAATCACGGCGTTGCTTTCGAGTTGGCGAGAGAGGTCGGCTCGGAACTTTTCTCCGTTGCTCAAAATGTGATGAGGCTTCGTCCAGGTTGGAACCGCTGAAAGACCGACAGCATAGAACCTGTCCATAGCAATTTTGTAGTCGTCAAAGTGACCAGCAATGGCTACGTCTTCTTTCCATTCTGGCTCAGATATTTTTCCAAACTCTTTCAGGAGGACGCTCTTGCCTGTGCCGGAGCCACCAACGATGAGACCAACTCCCCACTCTTGCGGAAGAGATGGAATCTTCCACGGGTAAAAAAACGTCTGCTCTCTTTGGTAGTCAAATTGCGAGCATGCTTCTTTTGTTACGTCGTCAAGTTCGAGTGCTGATACAAGGGGCTCTGCCGAGCGTTCGAGCGGTAGCCACTCGTCATACGTTGTAAAAGAAAACTGTTCCTGTTCGTCTGACACTTAACGCTCCCATTATGGTTTTTAGTAAACCATAGTTTAG